AGGATTAGCATTAGCCTTAAGATCTGCAACAATCTTTTCTTGATTGTCGACAATTGCTTTAGCAATTCCATCATCTGTTGCTGGTGCACCAAAGAATGTATCTTCTACAAACTTAGGACCAACACGATCAATGTCAAAAAACTTGTTGGCTGTAGTTACAAAACCAATACGTGCTTTGCGTTGAGCATTAAGTGTAGGCATCAACACACGACGGCGACCAATTTGACCAGACATCATTTCATCTGTCTGCTTGGTGTTCTTAAAGAAAGCCTTAGCACTGAGTGCATCTGTGATAGGAATAGCATTATCAGATGTGTTCAGAAAAGACTTGATAACCGTTGGACCAAACTCTGGAGCCAGTACCTTCATCTGATTAAGATAAGCAACCTGCTCTGCAGTATTCCTGGTTTCTTTTGCCTTAGAAAAACCTTTAAGTAAATTGCCGTACTGATCCCAGAAGGCAACGTTATTAGCCTGTGAAAAGTAGTTATCTACATTTTTACTAGATCCAGTAATTACATCTAGTGCGTAGTTCTTAACATCTATCAGACGCTTTACTCTGCCAGCAATTAATAGTGGATCTGCAAATACACGATAAGCAGCATCAATAGTTCCAGACACAGCCCTGTATGCAAGACCATTCTTGACTAGATCACCAGGTGTGATTGCATCAATAAAGTTTGCAAACTGACGACCAGGTGAGTACTTAGCAGCATTTACTTCAGCGAGAGCGTCATTAAAGTTTGCTTGTTCTGCACTGATAACTTCTTCAGTTGCACCACGTTTTGTTCCCTGAGTCTTTTGTGCAAGACGAATATAAACAAGTTCATCAGGTGATGCTGTTGCTGCGTATGCAAAGATGTCTTCACCAGCAGCAAGTTTCATTGCTACTCGTACCTGTGCATCGCCATACTTAGCCTTGACTTTACCAAGACGATCATCGTTAAATATCTTGTCGCCTTTGTCATTGGCTCTATCCCAAGCATCAACTATGTTCTTGTTCTCCATAGCAGCGATAGCGCCAGTACGGTAAAGACGTGTAGAAAAGTCTGAAACATTCTGTAAGCAAGCAAGTGTTTTACCAAAGCCAGAAGCAACTGCTCCACCTGTATAGTGCCAAGCGGTACCTAGCCAGCCACGGTTGGGCTTGCTTATTGGATCCTCAGTACCGTACTTTGCAATAAGATCTGCCTGTTGTTCTGGTGTGTACTTAGTAGTAAACACTTTGTTAGCCACATTAGAAGGCAGGTTAGAAAGTTGTCTGTGTGCAGATTGTGCTTTGCCAAAAGACTCAATTACTTTAAGTTCTTTCTCAGAAAGACCTGCTGCTGCTGCGGCTGCTTTTAGATTGTCAGCCATTAATTTCCTCTTGCTAGAGCATCCTGATAAAGGATAATAATTTCGCCTGTCGTATCGTATGGAATCATCTTTGCTAATGTGTCAGATAACTTGACCTGTGCAAACTGTGATTTCATACCTAAAATTTCTGGACCTGCTCCAGGTCCTAATTTGTTGCCCGTCATAATATCTTCACCTGGGCGTTGTGATGGTGCAAATAATGGTGTGACCTGTTCTTGTGGTGCAGCCTGTGCTGCAGCCTGAACTTGGCCTGTAGGTAATCCGCGAACATCTGGTGTTCTAGCGGTAGGTGCTCCTGCTATGATTTCTTGCATAGCCTTACGGTCACCGTAATTTTCTGATGGTGGTAAATCTTCACGCACAGAGAACTTACCTGGGCCTGATACACCTCTGATTGGGTTATCTGCCATCGGTTTCCTCCTCTATTGTTTCTAAATCGTTTGCAAATTGCTCCCACGCCTTGTTCACCTTAGAGGTTCTGTTAGCGTGGTAGATTGCTATTTCCATTAATTCTTCTGTAAATGTATGTACAGATCCTGCGATGTTATGTACAAGACCTGAAAGGGTTACTAAAAAATCAGCGAAGTGTATTGGACGAGGAACATCATTATTATTATCCACGCCCAATACCTCCGTTGTTTAGAATAATGTTATCCCTTTTTTACCGCGTTACCGCGACGACCTGCTGGCATCATTGATGGTACTACCTTGCCTGGTCCTGCTGGCTTAGAAGTATCCTTCTTGCCTTCAGTTGGCTTCGACATTGGTGCTGCTGCACGTGATCCTTTGTTCATATTTACACCCCCTCTTTATGCTGCCCCGCCAATGGCGGCTAGTAGGTTTCCTATATCTGGACGTTGACCAGCAGCAGGGGCCATACCACCTTGTTCTTGTGGAGGTTGCGCTGAGGCTGAGGCGGGGGCCGCACCTGCTGCTGGAAGTTGTTGTTCCATACCTGGTGCCATAGGTGGCATCTCTGGTGCTGGTGGTGGAGCAAATGCCTTACCGATAATGGTTTCTAACTGAAGACCCTTTTGACGGCCTTGGATAACTTCTGCAATACGTGTGATGATCTGACTTGGATCCTGACCTTGCGCTGCAAGGGCTGGTATCGCCTGAGCATACTGAGCAACAGCAACGCGCAAAGAGTCGCGCATCTCTTCAATGTCAACACGCTGTTCCTCCTGAGTAACGTTGAGTTCCATTGGAATCTCACGACGTACATAGTCGCGTGAAACCAACTTGTCTGAACGCATTTGTAGTAAAGCAATGATGGCACGGTTTGGATCCATACCAGACATAATTCCGTAACGAACATCTACACCGTAGTTACCATCAATCTGACGTGATGGAATGTACTTCATATTAAACGGAGTACCATCATCTACGCCCTTGATTTCCTTGGTCATAGAACCAAAGATCTTCTCATCTACTTCAAAGCAAAGAGAGGCAAGGTCTGTAAACATACGAGCAAACTGTGCCTGTGCTGACTTGATCTGTGTATCAAAGCCTGCCTGTAGTGCTTGCACACCACGGCCTGTAACGATAGATGCATCGATGTTACCTGAGCGAACCTCTGGGTAACGAGAACCTAGACGTAGTTCACGCTCTAATACACCAGATTCAGTAAAGACTCCAGGTGGTAGTTCTAGCGGAACGCGACGAATACCTTGTGGGTTAGCAGAACGCATAATCGCATCAGGACCAAGAGCAAGTTCTTGCACATCTTGTGGGATAGCAATAGGTGCTTGGATAGATTTCTCTGCTGCTTGGATCTGCAGTACTGCAAAGCGAGCACGTGCAAGTTGAACTGAGAGTACATCATCAAACTGTCCACGTGCTTCACCGTCAATAGATGAGCGCATAGCAACGTAGGCCATACACTTACCAATAGGGTTAGGAATGTTTGAGAGTACTAGGTTTTTACGTTCTGGAATAAAGATAAGATCTTGATCTTTGTCGTGGTAACGTACTAGAGATACATAAGGTGAACCAGGTGCGTACACATTTACAGGCATAATCTGGTCATAGAACTCTGGGTACTGTGATGCTAGTGTTTCCGCATCAGTTGCCATAACTTGTGTAAGCGAAACTGTGCGACCGAATCTATCAATTTCAGGGTAAGTACCAAAAGGATTAAGCAGACGTATTCTCGGATTATTGGTTTCATAGTCCATCTCTACAATGCCTGGCAACATACCGTAAGTGTTGAACCAGTCAGCACCTGTGTACATTTGAATTTGTAGTTCAGATGCACTGATGTAATGGTTGACAATACGAGTTCTAGTATCTGCTGCTTTACGTGCTGAGTCAGAAACCATATTGGTTGCTGCACAGTTAAAGGATGGCAGTGGTGCCATAGCCTCTGCTAGGTCACGTGCTGCTACATCAATGAAGTTAGCAACTAGAGGCTTTGGGTACTCCTCTGAAAACATTGCAGGGTAAACCTTGCTAATGTCTCCCTGACGTACAGAGAGCACATCGCGCATTCTCTGGTCACGTGCGGAGTAGCGTGTTTGTAGACGTGCTACCTTTGCTACTACCTCTTTAGTTGATAACAATTGAGTTCCTTACTTCTTCTTGTATAATCCTGGGTACTTCTTGTCGATGGCCTTCTTAGCGCCAGTCTCTGCCTTCTTTACGCCAGCAGGTGATACACGATCTTGAAGTGCTTTTACTGCTGCTGGTCCTGTAAGTGGCATTAACTTCTTCTTGCTTGGAGCAACTGGCTTAGCAGTAGGCTTCTTAGGTGCGGGCTTCTTCATTTGTGCCATTGTTATCTCCTTAGATGAATGTGCGATCTTTTTCTGCAAGCAGTTCATCTATATTGATAACTGTTCGCTTGCCTATCTCACTACGAGATAGAAATGGATTCTTCATATGGTGTGTCTTGTGCATACCTTGGTTGAGCATCTCACGTGCGCGGATCTCACAGAACCACAGCGCCATTACCATATCGGTCTTACCCTTAGTAGTAGGCGACCAGGTAATCAGTTGCTCGATGAGCGCCTTAACGTTTTCAGTTTGGTCACTAGGTAAGTGAATAAGGTTGTCTCTGTGGTGCTTACCATCGTGTTGCTTGGTGCCAAACAAAGTTGACATTGATGCAACACCAAAGCCTGAATCCCATTTGTTGCTGCCTGTATGGTGTTCCCGCAGTAGCACTCCTCTGGAGGCCAGGTTTTGCCTGATACCCTCATCCTGCGTAAGGAATGATTGGAAAGCATTTTTCTCCACTATCCACTCGCTAGGCTGGTACAGGGAAGTCCAGTCAAAGATTAGTTGACGGATTGCAGCAGGCGTTGGGCGAGTAATTTTAATAGCGTCAACGATATAGCGTTTATGAGTAACCCGATCAACAGCGTAACAAACGACGGCTGTATCACCAACCATAGCGGGATCAAGACCACAAATAATACTAAAGCCGTTCGTATCGCGTGGATGGCCAGGATAGCCAGGAACCAAGCGACCTGCTTTACGCATTCCATCAATAGAACCTCTCACACATACTGGGTCAAAGATAGCATCATCTGAGATATCTTGTTGCTGGTAGACCAGCGCCCAGGTAGATGCATCCATTGCCTGTCGTTCATTGTAAAGGTTGCGACCATTCCAACGTGGGTATAGTCCGTCCTCATTCAAATCTGATTCTGTCTGCCCATCAAAGGGAGCATCACTTGCAGGCCAGAGAGTTTCCCACTTATCGGGATCATCATCTGTTGTCAGCAATGCTGGCATTGCCAGATAGGTCCAAGGGACCAAGCCACCAGGGTAGCGATCCTCAGAGCGCAACTCCTTGTACAGGTCAATTGCTGTAACGCGGGTTCCTACGATAATTAACTTACCAGTAGGGTTAAGACGAGAGCGCACATCCTGGGTTAACCAGCGGATCTGCTTCTCAAACTCGTTTGCGTTCTTTAATGTCACCGCATCGTCAACGATAATCATATCGGCACGTTTACCGTAGATCTGACCACCAATACCGACGGCCTCAATGTTAGGATCCTTTTCTGAGGATTCTCTGAGTTCATCACCGAAGGTAACACGAGTAGCCTGCCACGAGGCAGTCTTAGAGTTAAACCCTACGCCAGCAGCGTAAGCCTGTTGCAATGCTTCATAATTAGGATGTGTCAGGCGTTGCTTGATGGCGTAGAGAAAGTCAGCAGCCAATTGCTGCGTTTGGGAAACTATCAGAACACGGAAGTTGGGGTTCTGACAAACCTGCCAGGTTACGTAGTCGACGGTCACCGTCATTGACTTGGCGTGGTTGGGAGGGATATTCAAAAGGATACGGTTATTAGCCAGACCCTTTTCATACTTCATACTGGGATGTAGCCATCCAGGTTGCCTACCCTCGATTACATCGATGAGGTTTTGCTGGTGGGGAAAGGTACGAGAGTGGAGATATCTCTGGCGGAACTCTGCAAAGGTTAAGTCGTGGACATCGGATGAGGCAAAGTTCTTGTCCTTCAAGCCTAGTCTTGTTCGGTCCATCTTGTCAGCAAAGATCTTGTCTGTGCGACGGTAGTACTCATAGGTCTTGTAGGATTTACCAGCAGCAGCCGTGGCTGCTTCGATGGTTAGACCCTCTGCTACACCTGAAAGGATCAGACGCTTGGCGATGTCACTGGACTTCTCGGCCACGTAGTCTCCTCTAATAGAGCGCCGAAGGCGCGTAAAAAATTTTTATACTAGGGGAAGAATCTCTATACTGGAGATAGAACTATCCCCACTAAAAGCAGTTACCGTTCGGGCTTAGCGCCCGAGGGAGCCACAGCGACCGAGGGGTAAGTTGGTGCTCGTCCTAGGGGGACTCGCGTAGTGCCAACGTAGCGAGTATCGGTCGTAAAACTAGCAGTGGATCGTTTTACTCCCTACTATATATAAGGCAGAAAAAATAACCCATTTCCCGTCTACGGTAGATTTTATTTACGGTTTGTGACTAAGGTCACTAGAAATATGTGTACAAATTAGGACATTTCACTTTAGCGTATATTTTTTTCTGGGGAGTATTATACATACACTGGCCCCGCTTAACACACGGGGGTTCCGTTTTTGGCGGGGGAAGACAGCACCCACCCCCTCCCCCTGCCCTGTCTTGCTGTGATCTGCCTGGCTTTTGTCTGCATAGTTATGCATTGCCTTGCATAGTTATGTAAACCAAAAGAGATTGGCTTACTGTACCTTCGGCACCCTTATCGATCTCCCATAACCTTTCTTTTTAACATCTCCCTTTCAATCTGCCCTCCCATTAAGTTGCCGACTAGTAACAAGCCCTGCCCTAAGTTACTCACCGCCTGCCTTCGGTAACTTACAGCGCCTCTTCAATTGTCGACAAAGAGACAGGACACGACACAAAAAGAATCTTCTCAAATGGGGTAGACACCCGTAGAAAAGTATGAGTAAAATAGGATCATCGAAGAGCGAAGGGGCTCAGAGAATTAGTTGAAAACTCAACTAAAAGCGAAGGGAAAAAACAGTGCCACACACTAACAATTCAACAACTAAGACAGATGTCCGCAAAAACTTTTCTTATGCTCGCCATCTGATGCAGATTGCAGACAAGATGCTTTCAGATAAGACGATCACAGACTTTTCAGAGTCTTCAGAGTTCGGACAGATTGCCCTTGAATTGACCGCATCTGTTTCGACTCTTCTCCAATGGTTAGATGAACAAGAACAAAAGGCAGGCAACTAATGAAAATGGAAAAACTCACCATCAACGGCAAGACCTTCGACAATTGTCCAAAGTGTGAAGGTGAATCGACTATGTTCGCCGTCTCTGATCTCAAATGGGGAAAAGTCTCAAAGTGGCAACACTTTGCCCGCTGCCAGATGTGCGGTTATGAAACGGCGGTAAAGTGATGAGCGAGACTTTCGATGTGACTCTTACCTTTAACAGCGAAGAGGTGTGGGAATCCGTAACGGGTTCGGGATTTGCTCACACAAAGCATTGGATTAATTTCGTGGAATTGGAAACGTGGCGCAAGCCGTGTGCCATCACGATCACCCACGACACAGAAGAGGGGGGCGAGACGGTGACAACTATCGAACCCGCCCGACTCTTTGAAGCATTCGGGGAACTAGTGAAGGCGAACTTTGGGCACTGTGGGGGCTACAGCATTGCAGACCTAGAGCATCAAGATGCTTGTCACGGTGATTTGGTACTACAGCAAGCGGTCTTCGGTAAGATTATCTTTGGGTAAGGAATAGCCCCCGCGCTATAGGCTAGAGACTCACACTCTCACGGGGGCACTAGAGGAGGGCAAGGCGCTCACTCTCTTAGCCTAGGGAGGGCAAGAATATGGCAACAGCAACAGCAGAAAAGAAGATAAGCAAGGCACAGCAAAAGGCGCTAGATGTGGCATACGCCCGTGAACAGTTACTCACTCACTATGTGAACGAGGGAGATACCGTCTACACAGTTTTGAGGAGTGTTTCATCTAGTGGGATGAGCCGTAAGATCTCTCTCAAAGTGGCAAAGGATGGCAAAATCCTAGACCTCACCTATTACGCCTCAATCCTTTTGGACTGGCCTCTCGTGGAGGTAAACGGATCCCGCGCTTTGCGTGTCGGGGGCTGTGGGATGGATATGGGATTCCACACTGTCTACACCCTTTCCCGTGTTCTATTCCGTGAAGAGGGCAACACCAAAGATGCAGGCTACCTACTCAATCACAATTGGGCATAAGGGGAGGGCGAGAAGATGAAACTAATCAAAGACGAGGCAAGCGCGTGGGAGACTCACCTAGTGGAGGGCTACCCTTTCGGGATTGAGAAGATAGATCGCGGGGCGTGGTACCCCTTCCAATTGTGGGGAGGGCGAAGGATTTACCTAGAGACTAGAGGGATGGGCAAGGAGAAGGCCACGGCTATTCTTAAAGAGCGCCTTGAAGATTACAAAGCGCGGATAATTGTGGGGGTGACAGCGTGAACACGTGTATGGGATGCTTAAAAGATTTTGAAGATGGTGATCTAGTATGGAAAAACGGCCTAGTGTGTGCCGATTGTAATGAAGGAGGAGAAGGCGATGAATGATGCAATAGTTTTGTGGGGTTTATTGATGGTGTACGGTATACCAATCGCAGCGGTTGCGTATTGGATGGAGAAGAAAATGAGAGAAGGAGCAGACAATGACTGAAGAAGAGAACAAGGTGGCGCAATTTGTATTTACTGTAGTGATTGCACCCGCTAATAAGCAATACGATGTAGAACTGTGGGACTTTGCGGGCACAGAGCCTAAGCAACTCTCTACGGGAACGGGTAGCAACTGGCGCACAGCGCTAGGTGAGGCGCTATCTAGGATCGAACTACCTACGGACAGGCAAGAAAAGACAGTCAATGACCTAGTGAAGGAGAGTGCAGAAGATGAAGGTGTATGAGATAACTATCTCTAAGGTAGTACATAGGATTAAAGATGAGTTTAATACAGAGGAGGAGGCTCGCGCCTATGCTATCTCTAACCGTGACAGATACAGGGAATTGATAGACGACAACAAGGTGGAATACTTCTATGACTTAGAGGAGATTGATAATGACTGAGCCTACGGTAGACTACTGGAAAGCAAAGGCAGACCTATGTCGTGACCTTGCGCTGATACAGATTGAAGATGAAGAGACAGAGAAGGAGGCAGGGATGAACCTAATGCGTATGGTGCACGCCTTGTCTATGGTAGATGCATTCAATGAAGATCAAGACTAAAGGCAACGGCGAGTGGCACATAGTGCAACTCACGCCTGAGAAGGTGATGGAGATGGCTTCGACAATAGCCTTGCAGATGAGCAAGGGAGAGAAGATCGACAACTGTTACTGGAACACAACCAAAGATGACCAATTCAGAATAGAGGTATGCAATGACTGACAACGTGGTGGGATTTCATCCCAAGAATAAACTCGTGAACTTCTACGAGATAGCAACGGAAGAAGGCAACGCTGTGTGGGGAGGAGAGGACCCGCATAGTGCTGTGCAATGGCTACGCCAAGCACCTCTTAACTCACGCCTATTGGTGTCCTGCTGGGAGGCAGGGGAAGAGGATGCTCGCCTTATCATTGAGCCAATCGACATCACCAAGATTGTCTTTGCTGTGATGGCAGGTGCCCAATGACCTATGTTCTAGGCTTAATTGTTGTGATGCTAGTGGCTTATGTCCTGATTGTATGGGAGGATAAGACTAACAATGGAGAGTAATAAGAGATTGCGTGGTGCTGCTAATCAAGCGGTGCGCCAACGCAACTACAGACGGGCGAGAGATCGTGCGCTAGTGCGCCTTGCTCATCTATACCCTGATACCTATAAGCAATTGCTCGAAATGGAGAAGCAGACAGATGACAAAGAAGGCAAGACGTGGATTGACATTGACGGTAATACTATCCCTGTTGTTGGTGTTCGTATCCACACAGCAGACGGGCGAGGTGCCCCTATCCTCAAAGAAAACATACATCAAGGCACGAACCAAGGCAACAATGGAGGAGAAGCGTGAGAACAAAGCACTTGTCGTTAGTTACGCACGAGCACTCGGTTACAATCAAGACCAGATCAGGTGCCTTGTCACCCTATGGACCCGTGAGAGCAGGCTTGACCACCTCGCAGATAACCCAAGAAGCACGGCTTACGGAATTGCTCAACTCCTTAGAGAGCGTAGTGGACAACCTGAATTACAAATCCTTCACGGTCTACGATACATTGGTCATCGCTACGGAAAATCTGCGTGTCGCGCTCTCCAACATAGCAACAGAAGAGGCTGGTACTGATACACTTTGAAAGCATCCTCCTTTCGGGCACCAAAGAACCCCACCGCACCCTTCCGCGGTGGGGTTCTTTCTTTTGCAAAGACAAAAAGCCCTAGTCATTTAGACTAAGGCTTGTTGCCAGCACTCTATAGCAATTTGCTACCGAGAACTAAAGTGTAACACTATCCACCCGTACTGTAAAATCCTTTACCCTTGAATGTAATAGAAGGGGAATCCCATTTGCGAATCATTGGGATGTGGCAATCAAAACAGGATGGCTCACGTGGTTCTTCGTGGATAGATCTTTCAATAGTTAGTTCTGCCTTGCACTCAGTGCATCGATAGTCGTACTGCATTACACCAACTCTTTCTCAATAATCTGCATAAGTTTTGCGGAAATGTAATGCTCAACTGGTGGGTTGCCACGGTAATCTGTTTGAGACAACTCTTTAGAATACTCCACTACTGCACGAAGAGCGCTTACTAACTTTGCTGTAGCGGGTGTTGCTATCTCTGCGACTGCTATGTATTTATTTAGATCTGAGATCCATTCATCGTGTGTCACGAGTAAGGTGACTCCCCTCCCATAAGATTAAGTAGTTTGCGTAGTGCGTTACCACACCTACGATCAGCAGTAGATACAGCACACTCGATAGTCTCACTCAACTGTTGCAGTGTGTAGTTCTCGTGATAGCGCAGACGTAGGATGTTCTTCTCATCCTCATCTAGTAACTCGTATGCCTTCTTGATGTCGATGAGTGTGGCTAATAGGTTGCCACCTTCTGCTGGTGCAGCAGGCTTGCGTGGTGTGCCATCATTGACAAGGTTCTGTGCCTGTTCAATAGCAGTCTCATTGACCACGCTTGCAATTACATAGGGCAAGAGTTGTGCAATAGTGATTACATCATAGAAGGTTTCATCATTGGGTTGGTACCCAGACTTTGCCGCCTTCTCCTTGCGGGCATAGCGTTCGATAGCACGCTTCATCTGCCAACCGATACGCCTTTGGTTAGCCAGACGCACAGCCTCGTTCTCTTCTTCTAGTAAGCCATTGAAGTATACAACGCGAGTCATTACCCAAGCGTATGCTTCCTGTGTCAGGTCAGCACGATCTACATACTTACGATAGCGACGGTGAACAACAGTAACAACACTAGGTACAAGGTCGTTTAACTGTGGGTGCAACTCAGTCATTAGGCCACTTACCATCTATCACCATCAGTGCAATGGCACTGTAGTTCAGTAGATCAATAAAGGAATCACGCAAGGATTCATTCTCAGGTGTGGCACCACTGTCAATCAGGTGATTGATGCGTGCTGTCTTGTCCCACATACGCACACGCAGTCCATTAAGAGGACCGCCAGGGCTACGTGAGATGTTAGTAGGACCGTAGTCTTTGTGCTTCTTGATGAGCAGATTACCTGCACCATCTAGTACCTCCCACATATCTGCTATGAACGTGTTGGTATCGGGCGTATTGTTATCGCTTCGCTTTGCGTATCCACGGAAAGGATCTGAAAGCCCAAATGCTGCAAAGTCTGTAGCATCGTGACCCACTCGCTCTCGGTCATTGTCATACATTAAACGCCTCCAAATAATTTCAACGCCTCATCCTTGCCGTGTGCAAGGTAGAAGTCATTGATGTCCATCGATGCAGGCAATGATACTATGCGTGAGTTCATAACTTCCTGTGACACACGGCGTGAGAACTCAGCCCCTGGGTTGGTGCCATCCTCTTTGATGTCATTGTCACCTACTACATACACAATGTCATAACCTGTAAACAACTTAGTAAAGTGTGGCTTCCAAGCCTGCACTCCTGGTACTCCTACCGCTGGCAGATTCAAGATACCTGATACAACTACAGCATCTAACTCACCCTCACACACTACGATACTAGATGAATCAATCGTTACATCAGCAACGTTATAGAGATGACCCTTCTGTCCTGCTGGTGCACCATACTTAGGCTTGCCATCATCTAGCCTACGAAACTTCACACCCACACACATACCAAGTGCGGTCAGATAGGGCACAGAAAGCCAGCCCGCGTGGGTTTCGTGACCATTGATTGGGTCTGTTACTACACCCAATGAAAATTGTTGGGCAACATCTTCAGAGATCCCACGTCCTTCGAGGTACTCTAGCGCCCTTGTGTCCAGGCTTTTGCTGTAATGATTGACCGCTTCCAGCAACGATCTCGATTGCTCGTGCGAGTGCATCCTTAAACTCCAAGTTCTCTATGATACCTACGACATTGACTGCGTTACCACCCTTCCCGCAAGTGTGGCAGAAGAATAGATTGTCATAGGTATTGATGACAGCACTTCTTCTTTTATCAGGATGGATGCAACATCTAACTGATGCTGATCTTCCCTCTCGTACTTCCCCTCCGTAGTGCAGAACTATTGCTCCTATGGGGATTGTGTTTGCATCAACGGAACCTTTGAACCGTCCCGCTTTACGTACCCTGGACCAGTCTTGTGCTGGCATACACACCCCTTATAGTCACACTTGTCGTGCCAGTTAGTGGCACGCTTGTAATGGGCAAGAGTGTTCTCTTCTCCACCCTTCATACAATTCTGACAAATCATTTGAACTCCTTCAGTTCTGTTACTGGTACACGCCATCCGCTGATGACCTCATCACGATACTGTGCGGTTGCATACTCTTCAGGGTTGCAGTAACCATAGACTTCAACCTGTGAGTAATACTCTTCATCAAGGATCTTAGTTCCTACTAGTATCTTGCCGTTATCTTTATTCCAAAATGGAATTGAATCACGTGTGCGTACTGTGCGTACCTCAAAGTTAACACCAACATCAGGCAACTTAGCACGACGAGGATGTAGTTCATTGGGATACCACGGTACATTCCACGAGGTATCAGTCAGTGAAGCAACAGCCCACTCAGATACGTTGGCTCGCACATTAGCAAGAAGTTCGTGCTCCAGATAGCCGTTCTTCTTACCTTCTGCATAGTTTGGTCTGTCTACTGAACCATACTTAGCGAGCCAACGCTCTGTTGCCAACTGAGTGCAGACTCTTACTTCATCCTTGCTCAGTTGAACTATCATCGTCCTCTTCTTCAGTAGTTGAATCTTCAACTACTTCTTCTGGTTCTTCTGCAAATAATTCTGATGTTGTAATTACACCTTCTGGTACTGGCATTACTTCTTCTCCTTAATCCATTGTGCTAGATCTTGTATGACCCAGGCTTTATCTATTCCAGCGTTGCGACGCTTAACCACAACGTAATGCAGTGGGACTTCCCCGATACCACGTGCACTTGCATAGTTAAGCGCCTCAACCTCTGCTTCTCTCCAGAACTCAGGCAACGAAAGGGTTGCCCTGTTCTTGAGTTCCAAGATGTAGGTTTCTCCAGATATGATAACAACCATATCTCCCTCATCCTTTGCCCCAGCCTTAGTCAAACGTTCTGCCATAGCACCCGCACTGCGGAGCCACTTCATAACATCTGTCTCAAACTGAGAACCTTTACGTCCATTGGGATTAGCCATTAGCGCACCACCTGAATATCAAACACGTAAGTAGGCCCTACCTTGTGCATCTTGATCTCCTATC